GAACTTTTAAAAACAGAAGGCGAGATTAGAAAGAAAAGACAAAAGGCAATATACGATCAAGAAGAGTATAGAAGAAAGATTCTTGAATGGGTCGCTATTGGATTCTTAGTTATCTTAGTAACAGGTTGTATAACTTGGGTAGCTTGGATTTATCTTTCAACACGAGGTTATATTTGAGAATATTATTAGTTCTCTTATTAAGTTTAGTAGCATTGCCTGTTAACGCCGAGAAAGATCGATACGGAAGAGAAATTACAACGCCTAATATAATTCAGTGTTTTTCTTGTTATCTTAAAAAATTTAGTGATTGGACATGGGAGCAAGAAAAAAGATTAGGTAAAAGGGAAGATCCTAAGTATGTAACTTGTAGAAGATATAAGCGAAGAACTGCAAAAAGTGGTGAACAAGTTTGTATCTATAAAGGAGCTAATAACACATATACTTTAGTTGTAGAGGGTCAATGTCCTAATGAGTACCGATGTAAATACGATCCAAATGGATCTGAACCTAATATCGATAGCGTTGTCGATTCATTAAATGATAGTTTTAAAAAATGACAGCAGAATTTGTGTACACCCATAAAAATTACGGCCTCGAACTCGAAGGAGCTCAAGGCCGATTTTTCGTTGACGGCAAATTAATGTTTAAAGGTTTTGCTTCAATAGCTTTAGAAGAATACCTACGTCATGCACCTGAGGAGAAAAAAAAGTTTAAGATGCAATTAGTAGGCATTAACAATCGTCGCCATATGAGTTTAACAAACCTTTCGGAGTAGTATCAACTAAATCGTCTAACAATCTATCAGCAACTGTATCTGATATGCCATGCTCATCAATGAAATCTTTTTCATGGATATGTAATTGAATTATAGCGTAATGAAGTATTTTAAGTAGATCTTTCTTGTGATCATGACGATGACCTTTTTTACCGTAACGCTGAGCGTACTTCATTATATTACCAATACAAAAACCTGTACCATGACCAGAATCAGTAATAAATTCAGTTGATTGAAATTTATTTTTTGAATAATGGCTGGTGTAAGTTCTATCGATATGTCTTTTCAACAGCTCTATTGACTTATCTTCGCTAAATTTGTATTCTATATCAGTCTTCATAATATCCATATCTCCTATAAATGTATGCATCAATTATTCTGGCGTTTTTCATTCCACCAACTAAAGAACCAAAACCATTTGGCTTGTATTTAACAGGACCTTTACTAGTTTTAGTCTTCATCTTTTTATATACCTCTCGGCCCTTATACTCAAGTCTCCACTTTTTAAAGGTGCCACCACAATCATACTTCAACAAGTCTTTCACATCTTTATTCATCCATCTGACGACTTGCTTTACTATGTCTAGTTGCTCCATATCTTCTGGATTTTCTTTGTCAAATCTACCAACGTATGATTCTGATATTCCGTTTGATCTATTAAAATTAATTCCCATTTTCTTTCTCCCAATCTTTAAGCCACTTTTCAGCAGCATCCATAATTAAATTTGTATAGTTCATTGTGTAGCCAGTACCAGCGGCTAAAGCTTCTTTCGAAAGCTTGTACTTATGAGGATGTTCAATATTATCCCATTCTTTTAGTATTCTTTTACATAGTGTATCGTAATCTGCATCGCTTAAGACATTCTTTTGTTTTTCATAATACAAATAGCTTGACATGCAATAGTATGATACCAAACGATTTGGATGTATTTCCTGTAGGTCAGGATATACAGATGACATAAACTTAACTAAGTTCATTTATTTAAACTCCTCCGCCTAAGTAGGCGATTAAGTACCACCAAGTCCATTGAGGACCAAATCCTATGTCCATCCAACCGAAGGCAAATACAGCTAACATGACGTATGTTAATCCTTCTCTAATCATGACATATCCACTGGAAAAGCGATGTCTATAAGATCAGTTGGCTCGATGTTAAGTTTAGCCATAATCTCATGTATTCTATCACTGATAGAAGCTTCGTTAGTAGTTGGCATCATGCCAGCCATGATCGCATTGTAATCTAACATAAGATCTTTAAGTTCTGCTTTTAATTCTGCTACGTTTATCATTATACAGTCTCCTCAAGTTTTTCAAGAATAACGCTTAGTCTACCAATCTCAACTGAGAGAATATGCAAACCTTTTGCCTCGTTTTCTACATCCCAATCTAGTAGATTTTTTAGAGCTTCTCTTAATTTATCTTGATGCTGTTTTAATTCTGTGCTAGTCATTTTTTCTCCTCGTTTTCTTTATTATGGTACCATCCTACCCCATAATGGTGAGAATGTACATGCTTTTTTTCACTTAAATGCATTTTTTTCTCATATGATAAAAAGTGTACCATTTATGTAACACTAATCCATAAATGGTATTGTGCTGTCTCTTATCGCTATGTTTATTGTTCTAGCAACTTCTCTTGCTAGTTTTTCGTCTTTGTTCAATAGCAGATGAGCAAACTGTTTTCTATCAGCTTCGGTCATTCTTGTGAACATATCTACTAACATTTCCATATCCATTATTTGGCCCTCGCATATCCTTGATCTCTTAAATTAATTACACTGTGGCCCTTAGCCCACATATAAGGTCGTTTCTTGTCATAATTTTTTCTTCGACCTTCAGGAAATTTCATAATCGGAACATCAGATTTTTCAACTATTTTTCTATAATCTAAATTTTTCATTATGCAACTCCTTCAATTGTCAGTTTTGCTAGTGGTACATTCCAATCAAATGAACCTGGAATAGCAACGATAGCCTTTGTTCGGTTGATCTTTTTAATCTTGCCAACATGTGGTGTAGCTCCACTTATTTTTGACCAGAAAGAAACTTCTTGACCAACTTTAAGTTTTAGTTTGGCCATTTTAGCTTCACGCTGTTGTAGATATTTGAATTGACTTGCAATCTTTTCGTTTAAGACATGTAAATCATACTTGTCTGTCATTCTATCGATTTGTCCTATCATATTTGCTAAATCTTTTCTCATTATACATTTTCTCCTTTTAATGCTTCTTTTATCTTATCATTTTTTATTTCAAGTAATTCTCTTAATTGGTGATGAGCTAGTTCGAAGTCACCTTCGCCTATGAGCTTTATAGCTCTCTTTACAAAGTCTGCTTCGCCAAATAAATTTCCTATGTGATCTTTTACTATCATTACGCTATTCCTTGTTCTTTAGCAGCTTCTATTATTATTCGAGTCATAACTGGCTCGAGCTTTCTCTCAGCTTCTTCAAACTGAGAATTTGTCATTCCACCTCGCGTGTGAGGTGCCCAACCGAAGAAACCTTGAAAATGTGATCTTCTATTTCCAAGACCATTGTTAAAAAGATCGTGAACTAAGTTTGAAGCAACTCTAAATTTTTCGAGAGCTTTATTCTTAGACATTGGCGATTCAACTCTACCTTGTAGAGGTATTAGATCATCAAGCTTAGCTGCAAGATCTTTGAAACCTGGATTAACAGCCCATATAGACTTGAATAGATTTCCTTGAGCGTCACCAGTGTATGGTGATTCCGCCATGAATGCCATTGTTTGCTTAAGTGTTAACATTTTTTCTCCGTTATTTTTTTATCTTGATACCATCCTACCTCATATTACCATAGATGTACATGCTTTTTTTCGCCTAAAATGAAAAAAAGTGCGTTTTATCTTAAAAATACGATAAAATGTGATATTTATGTAACAGTTAATTTTGTGAAGTTTTTTGTAACACTTTGGGCCATAATCATATTATATGCGCCAGCGTCTTCTTTTCGATTATGTATTTCGAAAAGTTTCTTATGCTCCATAGCATGTTCGTATGGAGTTAAATAAACGAGGTTCGAAGCCTCGTCAGTACCACCTAAAAACTTAGGTACTTTATGATGTCTATGATAGCCTTTTTTAGGTGGTAGTTCCATTATCTTATATTAGTAAATATTTCTCTTATTACTTTAGCACAAGCAAAGGCAACTTCTTGGTGTTCTTTCTGTGTGCCATTTGCAGATCTTAATTCAATAAAATGAATCCACGACCTTAACGTACCATTCATATATAATCTACTCATAGTCAAACCTTCTGGTAACACAGCTCGAGCTTGTTCCTTTGCAATACCATGTTCTACAGCCCATTTGTAGGTTTCTTTTGCTTTATCGATAATCTCTTGTTGTTTTACTTTCCATCCAGCAATAAGTCTTTGTTTTTCTGGATCTGTTTGTATTGATGCATCATGTTCTATGTCAACGCTATTTTGTCTATTTTCAGAATCTTGTAATCTGCATTCTCGTGTTACAAATTCGAGTTCTTTAACAGGATCTGCATATCTTTGACTAAACTCTTGAAACGAAAATGATCTATGTCTTAACATCTGTCTAGCAATATCTCGTGTAGTTTCGATCTCTAAACAAGCGCTGACCATCTCAAACGGTGACCAATGTTTATGTTTCATAAGATAATCTAATAGTTTGGTCGCAGTTCTTTTATTTGATTGATTAGATGGATTAGATACTCGTGCACAAAATGCAACAAGATCTTGTGCTGTATCTACGCCTTCTAATTTCTCAAAAGGTTTTGAGTAACTAACTAATTTTACCTTCATAAATCCTCCTCAATAATGTTATTACCTCCAAAAAACATCTTGCGAAACAGCTCGTCATCTACACAAACTGCTCTTTCTGGCATATAATAACCTTCGTATCTTTTAATTGATTCAGCATATAAACGATGTTCATTTTGTATTACGAATTCTTTGCATTGTTGTAAGCTATTGAACTGAACATACGGAACATAAGCAGGTGTAGTAGGTTGCGGTGACGGCAATGCCATCAATACAACTATCAACCAAATCTTTGTCACAGCTTAAAATCTTTAAACTTTGACATCTTTTCGTGAGTGTCAGTTTTATCAAATACAGGCGTATCATCAGTCAGGGTTTGCTGACTTTCTTCTACATCGAATAAACGCATCTTTGCTCTATCAATACCAACTACAAATCTTTTATGCATCGTTGGATCATTATATCTATTCTTAAGTTGTTTAACCATAATTTGGCCTTCTCTATCTAATTCTTCTGTTGATATTAGTGCAAACATCAAATCTGCTGTAGCGGGTAATCCAAAAGATTCGGACGTATCTTCAAGCCCAACATCCGAGTTACTATAACCTGAACGAGTCGTTTGCGTTGCAGAGAAGATCGGTAAGTTGTACTCGACAGCAAGACCACGTAACTCTTCAGCAATTGCTTTAATGTAGTTGTATGAGTTAATCGCACCGCCCATTCCTTTCATTCTTGATGATGCACAAATATTTAAATAATCAATGAATATAATATCTGGTTCAAATTGTTTCTTCAACTTTAGTTCATTCAAAAGAGCCCTGAAATGATTGCTGTGTGCAGCGCCTGTAGGATACTCTTTTATGATTAGTTTACCAGTTGTTTTACGAGCTAAGTCTGCTACCTTAGTCGTAAACATATCTTTCGATAAGTTCTCAAGCTGATCAATTGGTACATTTAATAAGTTGGCATCAATACGTTCAGCTATACGTTCCTCCGCCATTTCTAGGGTTATATATAAAACATTACGACCCTGGGTGAGAACAGATGCAGCAACATGACACATAAATAATGATTTACCGACACCTGTACCAGCAAGAGCAATATTAAGAGTTTTATTTGGTACACCATCTTTAGTTATCTTATTGAAGTAATCTAAGTCAAACGCAATACGATCTTCTTTAGTATGATAGAAGTCATATCTTTCTTCTACGTTTTCGA